TCCAAATACATCTAATTGAACAGCTTTATATTCCCAATTTTTAGGTATATTTTTTAAAAATTTACAATAGTCATTAAAAATTATTGGTTTATTAGTATTCCATGCAGTAAATGCTCCACTATCTATAATTAATCTAAATATATTAGGATCAGTATTGTCTAACAATTTAATTATAGCTTTAGAAAAATAAGGAAAAGCAACTAATATATTTACTTTAGGTAACTTCAACATCATCATAACCTAAACTTTGTACTGCATTTGTAACTGCTTCATATACTTCTTGTTTTTGTTCACTACTACATTTAACTATTATTTTATCTAGTGCTACACTATCTTCTGCACTTATTTTATCCATTAATTCATGATTACTTTGCCAACCATTTATCATTAAATTTATTTCATCTAAATCAAAACCTGTTTTATCTACTAAATTTTCATCTAAATATTCAAATTCTAATTTTAATAATTCATAATCCCATTCTGCTTCTTGTCCTATTCTATTGTCTGCTATTCTAAATGCTTTTTTTTTATCTTCAGATAAATCATTTACTATTATACAAGGTACAGTATCTAATTCTAATTGTTTTGCCGCTTTTAACCTTGTATGCCCATTTATAATTATTTTATTTTCATCTATAATTATTGGGTTTTTAAAACCAAATGCTTTAATACTTTTTGATACTTTTTCTACAGCTTGGTCATTGTTTCTTGGATTATTTTCATATGGCTTAATGTTATTAATAGGAAAGTATTCAATTTTTAAAATCACTTGATTATCCTTACTTGTTTAATCAGATTGATTGCCCTTTGGCACAAGTTATCTAAAAGTAAACTATTTATTGCTTTTATGCAAATTTTTTGTTCTTTGTTTATACCAACATAAAGCCATAATAGAAGTTACTACTATCCAATTATCACTAGATTTATTCTTACTAAAGTCTTTGCATATGTCTAAAGGGTTAGCACCTTGTTTAATTAATCTCTCTGCCTCAACTAATGCACCTTTTAAACATTCTATCTCTAGTAAAGCTTTATCCTTACAATACATTAGTAACTACTATGACATAAGTAATTAAAACTGCATTGAATGTAATAATACATAATGTAGATTTTAATAAAATATTATTCATTACTTTACCTCCAAATGTTTATATTTAATATAATAATCTCTAAAGAAATGAAATTCTTCTAATACTTCATCCCAACTATAAACCATAGAATATCTATTATCTCTGTAATTAGCTATTTGTGGGTTATCATTTGCTATTTTTTCTGTTGTGTCAGAATCTACATAGTAGGTTTTTTCAGAGTCCCAAATTTCTATATCATATGATAATTTTAATTCTGGGTGTTTCTTTTGAAAAGCCTTTACTTTATTATAAACTTTATTATGAGCTTTTATTTTACTTTTATTTTTACTTAATAAATTAGTAGGTATATTAACTCCCTTACTTGAACTTTTTAATAAATGTATTTTTTGTAGATGTGTTCTTTTCATTTTTTTAACGTATGTATTTTCTGATGTTATCATATTTATTATATTTTTAGTTATGCCACATACATAATTATTTCCTTGTATGATTATCCAATGATAACCAGATGATACTAAATACATATTATCTTTTCTGCTGTGTTCTGTATCGTCTAACCATTTATCTAAAGTTTTAATATGTTTAGGTATTTTTATTTCTGCCATGTCTATTCCACAAACAGAAAAAGCCTTGCTCATTTGTCTGGTACTGGTAGCTTTTATATATCGTTTTAAATTACCATTAGATGCATTTATAACTTTAGCTGATTCAGCCGTAGTCATTCCAGTTAGTATGCTTAGAACAGCAGGACCACAATATCCATTCTTATCTGATTTTTTTGTGCCATTATTAACTGGTCTTATTTTTAAAGTTCCTACATCATTTATATTAACACTCATTATCTGCTCCCTTCTATTTTATGCATTTCATCATTAATTTTGCTTTTGATTTCCCATCTATCCCATTGAACATTAATGTCCTTGAATCTTCTTTCAATGTTTCTAATGCAAGCATTTTCATCTGAAGAGCCTATACCTTGAGATTGCTCTCTAATAATATCACCAAAAAGATCTTCTACTTCTGATTCTACTATCATATCTATTTCGTTTGATTTGTTATGTGTCATTTTATTTCTCCGATTAAAGTTAAAGTTAACTTATCATGTACTATAATAATATATTAGTAAAGTTTTTTTTACATTATTTTAATATTTATTTATTTTTATTAAATAATACTTTACTTTATTATTTAATAATACAATAATAAGGTATAGCGATTTTGCTAGGGTTAAATAGGAGAAACAAAATGACTAACAAAGAACAAAAAACATTCATACAATTTACTGACGAGTGTATAAATAAAATAGCACCTAATCTAAATTTAACTCCACATCAAGTTAGAGTAGCATGCGTTCATAATAAAAAAGTATCAGAAGAAGTTTTTACTTTTGTTACAAAAAAATGGAATGTATGGAAAGCTAAAGAAATTAGAAAGGGTGTATAATGAGTAGATTAAAAGATTTAGTAATAGAAGAAGAGCAAGAAAGACCAGAAGACTATGAGCATGAATTAACTGATGAGCTTTTAGAATTACCAAAAGAAGAATTAACTGATGAGCAGTTACTTGATTTAGATAATACAACTTTAAGTGAAGGAGAATAAAAATGAATAGTTTAGAAAATAAATATAAAAAAATAAATGAAATACAAAAAGAGGCGGCAATACAAGAACTTTCTCAAAGTGGTTTTGATGAGAAGATGTTAAGAGATAATCCAAAATTTCTTATAACATTATGGAATGATTTTATAGTACCTAATAAAGAGGAGTCTAAATAATGCTTAAAATATTTGATAAAAAAGAACCGACACTAGGCAGGGCGCAAAAGTTAGTTGGAGGCTATGTTGAATGTTTAACTGTTGGAGGTGGAGATAGATTAATATTTAATGAAGAAGGCAAAATACTTAATTTACCAATTAATAAAGAAGCTACAAAATTATTTACTGATGAATATGGAAAAGTAGATGTTATTTGTGGTGATGCAATATTAATTAAAAAAGCTATAAGAAAAAATTGGTAAAATTAATAGTCCCATGTGTTGTAGCTATAATATTTTTTATGGCTACAGCATTTGCTGATAACATTCCTGATAAATGGGATAGGGATAGAGATGATGATGGTATAGCCGATAAGTATGATGATGACTGGGATAATGANGGCATTAAAAATAAATGGGATAATGATATTGATAATGACGGAATAAAAGATAAGTGGGATAGAGATAATGATAATGATGGGATTCCTAATAAATATGATAGGAATACAGATTACTGATTATTCAACCCAAGGAATTTTCTTACCACCATAGTAAGAACGAGCATGACCTTCTTCGATCATTCTATCGCAAACATTAATTTTTCCGTATTGTGGGTGGTCTACTTCTGGCTCTGCAAGTATCCTCCCAAATTTCCCCTTAGAATCTTTATGAGTAATGATAGTAAAAGTAGGAACACTTAATAGTTCAATAAGTCTATCTTTTGATGCTAAGCCTAATTCTTTTTCTGCTAAATTTCTGGTGCGTGACTCTGGAGTATCTATACCCATCAATCTTACTCTCTGTTTCCTAAGCCAAACACCAAACCCTAAATCTACGTCTATATCTATTGTATCACCATCCACTACTCGTAATAGGGTTGCTTTATATCTGTACTCCATTTTAATCTCCATGCCAGTTATTATTTTTGTTTGTNTCTGTTACGTAATAATCTAAACTTTCTTTTGCTAAATATACTCTTTTTTCTACATCAAAAGCAAATAATGCCTCTCCTATATCACCATATAAACCTTGCTCTCTTATTTTCCTAGCATGAATAGATGTAGTGTTATCATCAAAGTTCCTATGCACCACAAGTCCGATATCTGCCATATTATTCCAATGAGCAGAACCAGATATGTCATACATAGTTGGAACTGGATAAGAACCATCTGACTGTCTTTGAAGTTTAGCAGGGTGAGCTACTACCCATACACAAACATCATGCGTTCTTGCAAATCTTTTACATTGGGAAATTATATCTCTTATATACTCATCTTCCCTCTTGTTGCCTCTTTGAGTGGTGTCTACTTCATTGTAAGGGTCGATAACTATTCCTTTTATTCCATTTCTAATACATGCCACCCTAGCCTTCTCTAAAACCCATTCTATAGTAGGTCTTTCTTCTCTGCTTTCTAAAAAAAAGAAATGTTCATTTAAATGTTTTAAAGCTTCTTCTAATTCATCTCGGCTTACTCTATTAGATATTCCTTCATTAAAAGGTTTTTCACAATATTTTTCTGTAAGTCTGGATAAATGTCTTGGAGTAGAATGTTCTGGAGAAAAGATTGCAAACTTCCATTTATGAATTTTACTAGCATTAATTAATATCTGGTCTAGAAAATTAGATTTACCATGATTAGGAATACCAGTTAAGACTGTAAATGTTCCTGTCATTAATTTATAAATACTATCTAGGTTAGTATATCCAGTAGTTACGGCTTTCTCTTCTTTACCATAATATAAATCTAATAATTGATTTTTATATTCTTCCGCTCTGTATAATCCGTCTATAGGGTATGGTTTAGCTCTTTCAATTTGCTCTACTACATAATCTTTGTTCTGAAAAACTAAAGCATCATTAGCATCTTTATTATCTATCTTCCAATCTACTAAATAACATCTGTCTTTACCAAACCTATGAGCCAGTTCTTGAGTTAATGCTTGCCCTGCTGTGTCCATATCAACAGCTATAATTACTTTTTCTGCTTTTGCTAAAAGTTCTGCTGATTCTTTTAAAGCATCAAATCTTTTATCATCATCTCTAAACTTTGCTTCTTTAGGCGCACCATCTGGTAAACTTACTACATTAGTAATTCCACATTCATATAAAGCTAAAACATCCATCTCACCTTCAACAAATATTATTTCTTTTTTATTTTTAATAGCATCTGCATTAAATAAACTTCTCCTACTGTTTGCTTCCTGCCTAAAGTCTTTGTCTAAAGTTCTATATTTATAATTTACTATTTTATCATTTAATTTATAAGGGAATGCTAATGACCATTTTGTACCACTATGAAAATTTTTCTGTACCTCTTTAATATCAAAATGTTTTACTGTTTCTTCAGATATTTTTCTTGATATCCAAAATTCTTTAAAATGATTAACTGTAGTGGGATAATTTATTACTTGGGGATTTTTTATTATTTTTGGTTTAATAAAATTATTACTATTTTTATCATTATAACTTCCATTATATGAGCAATGGTGGCAATTCCAAACTGCTCCTGCCTCGTCTATAGTAACCGATAAGCAAGGTTGTGTTTTATTCTTCCTTGTATGAGAGCACTCTGGACAAGTAGTTCTATAGCTCCCATGCCCTCTATTATACTGTATGTTTAATTCTCTTAATTTATCTTGTATCATAATATCTCCTTATTTTTTGCTAAATTTTATACATTGTTTACTTTATACAATACTATTAGTAAACCAATCAGTAAAAAAAATAAATAAAATAATAAAAAATGTTAATAATACTTTACTTTATATAATTATTATAGAATAATAGGTTATAGCGCTTTTGCTATATTTAAAATGGAGAATAAAATGTTAAACTTTACTACTAATAAAAATTATCAAGGTTCAAATTTAGTTGCTTTAGATGGATTAGGTACAGAATTTTGTACTTTTAAACAAGCTGTTGATTTTTTTAAGTTAACTGGCAAAGAATTAAAGGGTGCTAAAGCATCTGCTAGATTAATTAAAATAGTAGAAAAATTACAGTATAATAAAGTTACAAAGAAAAAAGAAAAAAAGAAAGTTCCTGTATATTTTAATGTTTTTGAAAAAAATCATTTAGTATCAGTAATACAAAAAAATAAAATATAACTTAACTGGGGAGGTAACACTCCCCAAAATTATGGAGAAATAAAATGGATACAGAATTATTTAAAATAAAAAAACAAATACAAGGTGCAATAGATTTAATTAAAAGTAATAAAATAGAAAACATAGGCAGAGCAGTTGGTGGTTTAGAACTATTAGTCAAAGACATTGATTATAAAGAAAAAGAATTTGAAAATTATTTTAAAAAAGAAATTATGGGAGATATATAATGAAAGAGATACTAGAGATAGAGCATGAAGATGTAAGCATAACATTATTTAAAGTAAATGGTAAGACAAGAGCAGGTAGTGGTAGAGATATAAAATGTCCAGATTGTTATGGGTCATCATTTTTGTACCATTTTTCTTGGTCTACATTACAATGTGGGCATTGTAAAAACATGATAGATAAAAATGATTGGTGGATTATAAAGAAAAAAAAATTAGATAAAAACGAAAGAAGATTAGCATGAGTAATAAAATTAAAAAAATAGTATTTTTAACTAAAGAGTTTTTAACATTTAGTTTTTTTATTGGTTGGTTAATTTTAATATTTTATGTGCTATAAACAGTTAAGGTAAAATTGGATATAATTCTCATAGATATGAAATAGGATATCTAGAAACAAAATATGCTTTTGCGACTAAAGTTTAATGGTCATCCAATTACTTGAAGTCATAGTCAAGTCGTTTTAACCATAATATTTTGATACTTTTTTAAAGAACTAGGAATTGGTAATGATGCTGATTTCTAGTTTTTTTTATGGATATATTTACCCCATCTTTTCCTATTATATCTAGCTAACATTTTTTTAGATACATAAGCTCCTAGCAAGGGTATATATCGACAGCTTAGATATCCTAAAAGTACTGCTAAAGGGTATATATATAAATCAGCTATATCTGGTAATAATAAACCAAACCAGAAAGCACTTTGTAAATTCCAGAAAGAAAAGTTTTTATTAAAAAGCTTATTAACTGCTCCACCTATTAAAGCAAATACAATTATTAATATATTAAAACCAAATAAAAACATTTATTGTCCTGCTAATGGGTTGTTTAAAGCTCTTTCAAGCATTTTTTTAATATTTTTTTCTAACTCTGTTAATTTTAAATCAACTTTTTCTATTAATCGTATGTTACCTTCTTCAATACTCGTTCTTTTAGAGTCAAATCTGTCTTCTGCATGTTGAATAATATTTTTGATTTCATTTTCGCTTGTTCTAATACTGGCTCTTAATTCCTGCTCTGTAGTTCTGCTTCTCTTGTCTACACCTGAAATCTCATCTAATACATTATGCACATCACTTCTTAAATCTGTTTTTATAGAACGTGCATCATCTTGAGCATTACCTACTAGCTCCATAGTTGTAGATATTTCTGTCTGCAATATTTGTTGCATATTGTTTATTTTAGTTTCTAATAATGTTTCAATAGAAGATAATTTTTCATCAAATACATCTTGACGTGTTTCTAAATGGCTTATATTTGGAGCTTGATAAGAATTTATTTTATCTTCCATAGTTACCCATCTGGCATAACCTTCAAAACCTGCCCATATCGCACCGCCTATTGTTCCTAATAAAGGGAATATCAATAATAGCTTTCCCCCTTTTACTTTTATTCCTTTGTATTCAACTTCATTTGTCATATTGCATATCTATCATTTTTTCTAACATAATACTAGATTTCACTTTTATATAATCGCCTAATGGATCGGATAAAACTTTATCAGAATATATTTCTTCTGTTTTGTACCAATTTGGAACAGTATTAGTTATTTGTTGTTGGTTTCTATAACTATTATAATCTGGACCAAGAGCATTTACTAAAGCTAACATGGTAACTTGAGCAAGACCATCATATTGTGAAGTTATATTTGCTATTATAGTATTTGCTTTTTTTTGTTTTTGCTCTTGTTTTTTTTCTTCTTTTTGTTGCGCTAGTGTTTTTTTAATTTCTTCTTTTTTTGGTTCTTTTTCAGCTACTTTTTTTTCTTGTGGCTTTTTTTCTTTTTTTTCTACTTCTTTTTTGCTTTCCTCTTTTTTCTCAGAGTCATTGTTTGCAATCTTCTTCTCTTCTGGTTGAGGTTCTTCTTTAGCATCTTCTTTATTTCCTTCATCTATATTTTCATTATTTTCTTCTTTAGAAGTCTCAACTTCATTTTTATTATTATTATTATCTGCCACCAAAGTCTTTTCGTCTGATTGAGAACCCTCTTTGGATTCTTCTTCTGATTCTGCTTTTGTCGTTGTTGAATTATTTTCTGTTGCATTGTCAGTTGTTGAACCCTCTTTTTCGAGAGTTTGAACATCTGCATTTTCCGTTTCTGTTACTGTATTTTCTGTTTCATTTGTTTCGTTCTCTATAGTTTGTGTTTCTATAGGTTTATTATCCACTGTAACTTCTTGTGTATCGTTACCAGATTCATTAGCTACTTCTTGTATGTCTATATTATCTACTGTTGATTCTAGGGTTGTTTCTGGCTGTTCATTCAGTACTAAATTACCATCAATACTTGTTTCTGGTATTTCTGTTTGTGCTGTTTCTAATTCTAAATTAAATTCTTCCATAACTGTGTCTACAGTAGCAATAGGTTCATCAAATGTTGTATTCATAGATAAATCCATTGATTCTGTTGTTGTTGACGTATCATTATAATTTTCTGTAAAAACATCTATTGTAGCAGTAGTATCAACAGCAGTATCTGATGCTAAAGGTTCATAAGATTCTAACTGCTCAAAATTATTTATTGTATCTGTTTTAGTTTGAGAATTATCAGTTAATGTATTTGTGTTGTAATCATAAGTTTCTAGAACTGCTGTTTGAGCTAACATTTCATTATTAGCAATAGTTGGTTCAATAATATTTAAATATTGATTAATAACTGTTGTAATAACATTATATTGAATAGTTAATGACGCATTATCTGCATAATAAGTATTATATCCTCCTATTGATATAAAAAGTCTATCTAAGCCTCCATCAAAATTATAATTACCTGTATAATAAGCAGGATTATTTGTATAAGCTAAAGAATGTTGACCTGTTTCAAATTGTAACACACCATCTAGATATCCTTTTGCTTCTGTATAAGCATTAACATTATCTATAGGTGCATAAAAATCTAAAGCCCAATCAATTTGCCCTCCACTAGATATACTAAATTGCTCTAAATTAATATTTTGTTGAAAAGTCGTTAAACTTGTTCCTGAACTTACAGCACATTTACCAGAATTAAAATATTGAGTACAATCTAACATTCCTGCAATACTGCCTACCCCTCCCCAGTCAGTATCAAAATCTCCCTCGTAGGTTTCGCCTACGATACCTGTTTTACTGTCTAAAACATCTCCTGTTGTTTTATTTTCTATTGTAGTTGTTTCTTCAATAGTTACATCACCTTCAATAGTGGTTTTTAAAGTTGTTCCTTCTTCAAGTAATTCTGAATTACAATAATAACAATAAAAGAATACTAGACAGCCCAATGCCAATGCCAAGTGATTCTTGTTTTGTTGGTATAATATCATTTTCTACATTTTCCTTTAAAAATTTATCGTAATCTGGGATTAAATGAGGGTTTTCATCCCAAATTTTTTGAGCTTCAGCTCCAATTTTTCCTTGTATCGGACACGGTGTGCCGCTATAATTCATTGCTAACCACACCCTGCTATCCTGACAGAGCATAGCTATCGCACTTATTTTCATGCCCATTTGATAGAGTGCCTTGCTCAGTTTTAGTCTTTCGCAGTTTAAATCTTTTACAGTAGTACCACCTGCTAAACCTATAATTTGAGTTTGTATAGCCACAGATGAACCTTTTACACAGGAATCCATTTGATTAACCACTACTGATGGTGCTGAGGCAGTACTAGGAGTTCTGTCTACAGTCGTAGTACCTGATACAGTACTTGAAGTTGATGAAACTGTGTTTGTTTGAGCAAATGCTTGTTCACTTATGTAAACCATCAATATAAAGACAATAAGAAAACGCATGGCAATCCTTATATTATTTACATTTAATTTATAGTCTTTATTGCTATTGTCAATTATTCAATCCAAGAAAGTGGAGCGCCTACTGGTACATTTGCACAATAGTTATTATCGCCCTGACCTGCTTGTATCGCAAATGGTGTGTTATTATCAGTTGTTTGCCCTACTGGACAAGTACAAGATGCTACTTCAACACCATTAACTTTACCTATTCTTTCACATAAGAAACTAAAGCAATTAGCCATCTGTCCTGCGGCATTTGTATCTGAGCCGCATACTTGTGGTATAGCCTCTCCTACTTGCCAATCTAACATTTCTTGAGGTTGCTCTGTTTCTACTGCAAATAATGACCAGATGGTATCTTTGCTTGGTGTATCGCATGTTCCATTCATATTACCACCATTAAGGTCTGCTAATGCTTTTCCATCAAATACAGGACAAAGAACAGTTGCGGCAGGGTATTTTTCTCCATTGTTAGCTCTTACAAATTCTCCTGCGATAACTCCTGTTGATGCCGCACATAAAGCATATTTACCTTCACAAAATCTTAACTCTGGTTCTGCATTAGCAATAAATGGTATAACTAATATTGCAATTATTGTTTTAAATAATAACATTTTTCCCTCCCTTAAATAATTTTTGAGAAATTATATTTAAAAAAATTATTGTGTTTATCCCCATAAATACAAAAAAATCTAATAACTAGAATTTCTCAAACTGTAAAACTTATATACTTTTAACCTGCCATCTGATTTTTAGTCAACCTCTTAGGTTTATTTTCTAACTCTATAACTTCCCAATCTAAAAATCTTTCTTGATTGTAAAATGTGCTTAAATGCGGAATATATTTAGATTCTATTATGTTTTTATGTATTTTATTATTATAATCATCAATACAAATCCTGCTCATATTTAATATTTTATCTTCACCGTATTTTTTTACTGCTACAATATATTTTTTATATCCTAATGCTTTAGCTTTTTTATTTGGATAATTATTCCAGATTATTTCAAAAGTTTTTGTATAATTATTTTTCTTGTTAATATTTTTTAATTTAGAATCACAAGTTATATTACTATTTATAGTTTCTTTATAGGTTATTGGTAGGTTAGTGTCCGTTTGTCGGACTACCTTGTCCGTTTGTCGGACTACCTTGTCCGTTTGTCGGACTACTATTTCTTTATCTAAATTTAAGTAATACCTTGTAGATTTATTAAATGTTCCTCTATCTCTACTAATCCATTTATTTTCTTCTAGCCAATTTAATTTAACTGATACTGTTGATTTAGACATACAAGCTCTTTTAGCTAGTCTTGTTAAGCTAGGAAAGCATTCACCTGTTTCTTCATTAGCATGGTCTGCTAAAGCAAGCATTAAAAGTTTAGTGTGTGCATCTGGGAAATCAACCTTTAGAGCTTTTGCCATTAATATAAAACTCATTGGTAATCCTCCTATTAACTGCCATTAAGCAGAAATTATATAAAAAAAATAAGAAGTGTTTTAAAACTTCTTTGTTTTTGCTAATTAATCATTAAATTAAAAATGTTTTTATAACAAGTTTTTTTATTTTTTCTTGTATTTTAAATTGTATATGTTAAAAATATTTTACATATGCAGAGTGAGTATATACAAGTCTTTTCTATATTCTTCTATTTGTTTTTGCTAAATTTAAATAATTCTGCATATGTATTTAATTCTGAGGTAATTACCCCTTTCCCGTTAAAATTACCTCAGTTAAATTAAATGTATTATGTATTTATAAGCTTGATATCTGTAAATATATGTATTAGCCTAAATTTAGCAGGGTATTACACCCATCCTATAGTAAAATTACACATAAATTAATACCCTGCATTATACCTCTTTTATATGTATAGGTGGACTATAAGTTGCTAATATTTTTTTTCTTAGCATATAATCTCTAGTTTTGGTTGCTACACTTTTAACATCTTCAATGACTTCAATACCATTTTCTTTATATTTAAAATCTCCAGTATATCTTCCTATCTTTACACCATTAACCATTAAAGGAATAACTGGTTGCAATTCTAAATCTGTAATTATTTTTCCAAGCTGTAATAATTTTAAATCTTGATACCTTTTTGCCTCTTTTTTACTATGAAATTTAATTCCATCAACTGTAGTTGGTTTATTTCTATATTTAAAATATGTTTCCATTTTTATAGCAATCTTTTATTTTTTTAAAAAAAAACTTTACTTATGTATATAATTATTTAATAATACCATAATAATAAAAAGTCGTAAATCGCAAAGGAAAATAATATGACACAATCGCCTAGACTACCTAACCCTAAAAAAAGCAATAGTCCTTTTGCTTGGCATGGCATAGACCATTTAAGTGTATCTAGTATAAATCAATGGATAAGTAGCCCTGCATCTTACTTATATAAAATAGCAGGAGGTTATGATAGTTATGGACCTGCCGCTTGGAGAGGTTCTGCTTTAGAAGTAGCTTTTGAAAAAGCATTGTTTGATAAAGTTGCACCCAATAACATGTTTGTAGATGTTGCTAATTATGAATTTGATGATAGAAATGAATTAGAATTTGATCCTGTTAAGGTAGAAAAAGAAAGAAAAACTTTACCAGAATATATTGATGCAGGTATAGAACATTTTAGAAACCTGCCTAATTGTACGAGTTATCAAAGAAAAATATCTGTAGATTTTGATGAATTAGAAATTCCCTTTATAGGCTATGTAGATTTTGAATTTGGAACTATAGACAATAACCATCAAATAAGAGATTGCAAAACATCTGGTAAAAGAATTAACGAGATGACCAATGCTCATGCAAGGCAGTTAGCTTTATATGGTCATGCTATAGGTAATGAGAATACAGAATTATGGATTGACCTTATTACTAGAAAAGAAACCATATGTATGAAGTTAAAAAATCCTAAACCTCATTTAGAAGTAATTAAAAAATCGGCTTTAGGTCTTAGAAAGTTTTTATCGCTTTCTAATGACACTCAAGAATTATGCAAAATACTAATGCCAGATTTTGATGACTGGAGATGGAATAATAATAAAATAAATGAAGCTAAAAAAATATGGGAGATATAAAAATGAACAATGATTTATTGTATGAACAGTTAGTAAAAGCATTAAGTGAAATGTCTAATCCTAAGAAGAGTGCAACTAATCCATTCTTTAAAAGTAAATATGCCACATTAGAAGATAGTTTAAATATAGCTACAAAAACTTTAGCTAAATATGACTTAGCTGTCTTACAATTAAATGTTACTAAGGAAACTGGCTCTTGTTTAGTAACTAGAATTATTCATAAGTCTGGGCAGTTTATAGAAGATGGTGGTGTACCTTTAAAACTTAAAGATGAGAATGATGCACAAAAATTAGGTGGTGCTATTACTTATGCCAGACGTTATGGTCTACAATCTATGCTAGGCATGATAGGTGAAGAGGATGATGACGGCAATACAGCAGTTCAACCTAAGTCTAAAGGAGTAACAGCTAGGCAACCTTTTATAATGTCTTATAATATATATGATTTAGACGGATCTAAAATTAATACTTATAATAAATATGAAACTTATTTTGCAGAAATTTCTAAACTGCATAATGATTATTTAAAAACAAATAAAAAAGAAATAATAAGAATTAATGAAAGTATACAATCTCATGTAGATATTACTCCTCAAGTTAAAGCTAAAATATTTACACAATTAGAAAATTTAATAAATACCATAATAATTTAGGAGAAAAAATATGACACAATATGATAATACAAATTCTGGAGCATTGTTTGAACTTAATCAAGAAGCACCAAAAGTAGTAAGGCAAGGCACAATTAATATTGATGGAAATGATAGAAGAGTAATGGCTATTAATAGAAAAAATGCACAAGGAGAAGATGTAATGGTTTTAGTGCAAGAGATAGGAACTCTTAAACCTAACCCATCTGAAAATGAAAAAGCACCTAATGCTAAAGGCATTATAGAAGTTAATACTCCAAGTAAAAATATGTCTATAGCAGTATGGAAAAGAGAGTCCGCAAAAGGTTCAAAGTATTTATCAGTAAAAATACAAGAGTATCAACCTAAAGTAGAGGATATAACCAATCAAGGTATGTATACTGATAATAAAGATAGTGGATTTACTGAAGATGATATCGAATTTTAAAACTGGTAAAAAATACAAATCTAAATCTAAAAGGTTTTTAAGCAAAAAACATTTAGAACATGTTACAACTTTTGATTGTATTTTGTTTCCTTACTCATGGTGTGATAGGCGACCTGTGCAAGTCCATCATTTATTAAAACCTATGTATTCTACCAGAGGCATGGGTATGAGAGCCTCAGACAAAGATGTTATCCCTTTGTGCTATTCCTGTCATACTAAGCTCCATGCCAATGGTGATGAATTAAAGTTTTTTAAATTAATTACAGATAATGAAAACATAGGAAAAGAAAAGTGTAAGGAGATATGGGAAAATAGCCCTTATTATGAAGAGGAGGAAAGATGAAAAAAGTAACAGTAAGAAAAATATGGAATAACAGAGTATCTGTAAAAGACTATGATTTAAAAATAGCTTTGCAGAAGGGTGGTTTAATAATTGCTTATGATGGACTAGAAATGAAAGTGTCTACAGATTTAGTTAGATATAAACTACAAGGTAATCCAGATTCTAAACCTATTGCATCTAAATTTAATAATAAACCGCCTTATTGTTTATATGATTTTCAATGGAAACCAGAAAAAAAAATAAAAACAGAGCCAAATAATCAAAGGAGATTAATATGACAGATGCAGTAATTAAAGGTGAATATGCAGATTTTAAATTAGTTAAGACAAGAAATGTTGTTCAAATGATTGTCGAAGTTCCTATTGAACAAGCTACCTTAATTACTACTAGATTTGGAATACCTAATCCTAATGAGTCTTGTTGGGTTGCTGTTGCTAAATTAGATGTTACAAAAACAGAGGTAAATAATAAGGCTTTAAAAGCTATTCAACAAGCAGGAATACTAGGACAAGATATTGCTTTTGGAGCATTCTTAAAAGATAAACTACCAGAGATAGAGCCTAATAATATAGCCAGTATTCAACAAGGTATAAGAACTTTAACTGGAGTTAAATCAAGAGCTGACTTTAAAACTGATTCGAATGCTTTGCAAATTTGGGTTAATTTAATTGAAGAATATGAAAAAAAAACAAAATAATTAAAAATAATTAACTTAAAAAACCCTAAAAAACAGCTATTTTTTAATATAAAAGATAAATATTATTTATTTATTGCTAATTTTTCTTTACTTTATATAGTAATTGCTCACATAATAGGTTATAGCAATTTTGCTTAACTTAAAATGGAGAAACAAGATGATAACATTATACCAAATAAATAGAGAAAAATCTAAAGAGTACTCAAAAAAAATAAATGAAACTTTTTATAAATTTGAAGTTACTGCTAAAGATTTAAACCAAGACATATTAGCTTTATATGGT